AAAGGAATCATCATATTTTCCCACCAATGATTCTCTCCTTGTCTAGTTTCACCCTGAAGAGTGTTCGGATGACGAGTGGGACTAGGACCTCTTGCTGACCCTGTCCTTGTTCTTGTTCTTGTTCTTGTTCTTCTAGGTGGAGGACTGGGTGATCTATTACCTCTTGTCAGAGGAGCACGACAACTCGGACAAGGTCCAGTCACTTTTTCAAGGCATTCGGTATGATAAATTTCACCACAACATTTTAATAATTCCTCACCTCTCAATTTCCCTGTAAGTTCAAGTCTTTCAAGACATATTCCACATATATCATCTTCTGTTCCAGGTTCAGGTTCAGGTTCAGGTCCAGGTTCAGGTTCAGGTTCAGCGCCCCCAGATTTAACTTTCCTCCTCTTCTGTCTTTTTTTTTTCTTCCTTGTTTTCTTACCTTTCTTACTTTTAACTCTGACTTTTAGACGGGCTTTTGTTGATTTTTTTTTATTTAATGATGATTTTATTATATTCAAATATTTGTTAACTAGTTCCTGAGCTTTTTGGGGATTTTCATTGATCCACTTTCTAATTGGACGTACGTCGCCTTTTATTAAATTTTCATATAAAGGTTTTAATTCATCTATAAATGATATTTCAGGAACCTGTTTTTCTATCATATTTATATATTATAGAAATTTAATATAATTCATAGGATTCATTAAAAGTATTTGATTCCTCAACTGAATCAGTATTTAAATTTATCTCCGTTTTATAAATATCAGGTTTCTCAAAGAAGTCTTCATTGAAGCGCAACGATAAATTATATAATAAATAATAACAATGTTTATATAATTTCTTACACGATTGACCAATCTTATTTGATAACTTATTCGCTTCAAACTTATTGTATTTTAAAGCATGAATTAATTTTTCTTCGGGAACAGACAAAGATATCGCCTGAAAGTAATTCAAAGATTTTTTTAAATATATCTGAGCATTCTCAAAATACTGCTTCGGATGAGAGATATTATCTTTTTCTAAATCGTGGATCGTATGCATAAACATCTTCATATAATTGTATCCTTCATCATATGATTGAGGATTATATTTCCGGAACTTTCTTAACTTATGTAATGATTTAGTTAGTTCATCTGAAAAATGTATTTCTCGTTTTGTCCTATGATTATTTTCTATAATTCGTTCTTTTTTAGTTTCTTTACGTTTTATCTCATCTATCGTACCCAATATACTTTTATAATTCACAAAGATGAATAACAAGATACTAACTACATAGATAATATTGGTATCTAAATATTGTGAACCCAATAGTATTATCGCTATGATTATTATTAAAAACTTAAGATTAGGTTGTATGATTGTTGATATTATCTTTTTGAAATCAATCGTATCAATCATAAATACTATATTATAGAATAAAGAAAATACAAGTAAAATACCTATCTTTTATTATCTATTAATATAATATAAAATGCCAAAGAAAAAAAAAGGAGCACGAAGGGATACCACCCCACAGGCTCAGGTAGAGGCCGCCCCCGTGACCGAGTGGGATACCTGGCTGGAAGCTAAAGAAGAGGTAATTGACTTAAAACTATCCCCAAAAGATATGAAGACATGGCGGAGGGCGCGCAAAGTTGCGGTGAAGCAACGTGGTTTTAAGGATTTTTCGCTTGAAGACCGAAAAAAAGCTTTCATCAAGAAAATGATAGAACAAGGACAAGAGGTGATTTTGACTAAAACCGATAAAGTTCTCGTGGCACAGCTCATGGCACAGCCTGCACCTCAAGTCGCGCCAAAGATGCCTGCTTGTCCCCTGAATATGGGACAGGTTGTGGCGGTAAGAAAATATTTTGAAAGACTTGGATGGGCAAAGGAAATAATACATCCATCTGACCCCGGTGAGCCCGCAGGCTCCGCAGGCTCCGATAAAGCCAGAGAAACGGAGCACCTTATTTGGAATTCGCGATATTTTAAAACATTCAGGGAAAGTGGTGTATGGGAAGAAGGGTGGCAAGAACAGGTCAAATTAAGGGAGATAGAGAACGCGCGACTCGCGGCAGCTGGTAAAAGTCAGGCATCAGAGCTTCAAACTCCCCCATCTGAGCTTTGGATCACCCGAAACGCGGGGGGGAGGAGTGACCGCTATTCCTACTATCTATCAGTCTTGCTAGATATTTTGTACAACTGCTTTTTAAATAATTTATACGGATATAGCGATTGTGGTGATTGGAATCGTTATAGATGTTGGGTTTTAAACAATCCAAACGATATGACGACCTTGTTTGGCGCGAAGGGCGAAAAGATCGGGTGGCGTAACTATCTGAAAATGATGGAATCTTTTATAATAGAAGATTTTCAAGGTAATAGAATTTGTAGTATATCAGCTTTTGTATATGATATTTTGTACAACATGGTGAACATTGAGCGATCTCTGGATCGGAAACTCGTTATGAAAGATCTCCCGCGCCCCCATAGCGACGAGCCGTCGTTAACCCTAAAAAATATCCCCTTTAATTATTTAAAAATGATAATTAATGAAGCAAGAGCTACCGGAAAGGTGTCAGTTGATAAAATAACTTTCACTGACGCTCTTATTAAAATGAACGCTGATGCGGAGGAGGAGGCCAAGCGGGCCAAGGGGGCCAAGGGGGGCCGCACAAAGACGAGGTTGGAGATGAGAAGCATGAGTTTAACAGAGCTAGTGGAGCATGCGGGAAAATGGTTTTCGGACCAGCAAGTTCAAATTTTGGTGGAGAGGGTGGATGAGGAAATTATGACATATGGTGAAAAAAAGGTCCTGGAGGTCCTGGGGCCGCATATTTTTGTAGAGCTGTTGAAGATTCAGCCAGAAGAACCCCACATCATTCAAATGATGATTGCTGCTCAGCTCGTTAACACAGCAGTTAACCCCATAGAGGTTGCTCCGGTTGCTCCGGTTGCTCCGGCAGCTCTGGAGAAATTCGAAAGTCTTACACAAGCGTGGGAAAGGGTAACTAAAGTTACCACCCCTATTTGGGGGGAATGGTATGATAATGAGAAAGACATCGATGAGACAATAACTGAATTATATTCTACCCTTCTGGATTATTTATTCCCTGAAGTTGTAAAGACAAAAACTCCAGAAGAAGAAGAAGCCGAAAGAGCGAGCGAGGCTGCAGCAGCTGCATTAAGAGAAGAAGAAGATGGGATGGAGGAGGAGAGGAGAGAGGTGGAGGCGGTGGCGCGCAGGAAGGCAAAGGCAAAGGAGAAGAAGAGGGAGAAGAAGAGAAGAGAAAGAGAAAGAGGAAGAGAAAGAGGAAGAGCTGAGCCTGATGATGAGGACGAGGATGGGAGAGAGGGTGAGAGAGAGGATGGGGACGATGATGAGGGCGATATACACAGCGACGAAGTACTAAGCGAAATGGTCCGACCCTTATATGATAAATGTTCATATATTTATGGTGGTGATTTTAAAGAGGGACCAGGAGCTGTGGGAAAAGGGATTGACTTTACAGACATAGCGGGGATATCTATTCAAATATATCATTTCTTAAAACATAAGACGATAAAATTTATAGTTGGAAAGTTAAGTGTTTATTTTGATTTAGATGACCCCCGAACATTCTGGATTGCATTAATAATGTTTTGCTTAATATATTTCGCCAATAGGCATGATTTTGACTCAGATTTTATGGTAAAGGGGGGGATTTCATTAATACTAAATACACACCGAGAAAAATCATCCACCTCAGATAAAGTTAAAATACCAATAAACGATATAGATATATCAATTAAACCCGATGAAAATGAAAGACCAGTTATATTATTTAAGTTAGCATCCGTTATATTATGTTCAGGAGTATTATTATTAAACCGAGGAAATACATTTAATAGATGTGAGAGCGATACCACAAGAAGAACTTATCTACAAGAACTCTCTGGCTCGGAATTTGAACGCGTAGTCCAACTCTTTGCTGACAGGCGACATGCTAAGTTCAGTTTTGAGTATCTCGTGGACGAATACCCATTGCCGGCCAATTTAAAAGAGTTTATAATTGAAACTGAAGAAAACGAAAGTATTGAAAATTTAAGGAAATATATAGATTTAAATTATACTGAATGGTCGGATTCTGATGGGAATCACATAAAAATATTACAAATAGGGAATAAAGGTACCCAAGGAGAAGATGACACACGTGCCGCCTACGATGCATCATATATTTGTGATTTGGTAATAGAAGAACAACCATTCAAAGATGCACATTTAATGAGCGGCGGTGATGACGCCACTGGAAACCCTTTACCGGCTGATATGGAGGAATGGTCGTCTTTCAGTGAAACATTCTTCGGGGATGCTTATAGACCCATTTCTTATTTCATTTATAGAAGTTTAGACGGTAATATAGATAGTTATAAAAAGATGGCAGAAGATTGTCTTTCATTGGGATTAGAACTGATAAACCTGAGCCTCCGAGACCATGGCGCAGCACCGACCTTTATTTCACAGTTAAGAGGTAATTTCTCTAATAAAAATGGCAAATTAGAGAAATTTAGAAAGCGACTTTTTACATTTGGTCAGACTCTATCAGGTGATAATGTACCCGATAAAATATTAAGATTTGAAGCTGAACTATTCGCAAAATATTATCCTCTATTGAGTAAGGCGGTGGCCGATATGATTTCCGCAGATAGTCCCTCTGAATATATGACCGCATTATCAGAAACGGAAGCATATATAGACTTTAGCGATGAGAAAGGATACGATATCGGTCTCCGAGAGGGACTCAATATAGTTCTACGGGCTAAGATGAGGGTCGCATTTGCAAAAAGAGGTGGCGGAAAACTCTACAAGCGATCCAAGTCTAAACGTTATAAGAGAAAGAAAACTAAGAAAAAGAAAAGAAAAAAGACTAGGAAAAAGACAAAAATAAAATCTATTAATATAATATAAATGCGTCGTTACGATCAATTAGATTCAGGATCGGAACCTGAACCCGAACCTGAACCGGTACCGGTGCCCGAAACAGACGCACCCGCATGTTCTATTTGCCAGGAAGATATTGAACTGGACGATAGCGGTCGCTTCAGTCTTACAGGAGATGAATATTTAAAGTTGCCCTGTAAAGGTGGACACATGTTTCATAAAGAATGCGGTGATCCGTGGTTTGCTACACACGACACCTGTCCAAATTGCCGAGAAAAGCTCTCCAGAGAGCCGGTAACTATTGGACCTAAACCCACTTTCTGTAGCGATACAAGAGACCGAATGGGCGAATGCTGTCGGGGATGTCGTGAGTCCACGGGTAATTGTCTTAGAGATGATCGTACTAGACAATGTGAAGCAGGGACGTGTTGTCTTTTAAGAACCGGGCTAGCTGGTGCGGCTGCCTACGCCCTCCCCGTGCCGGCGGCCGGTGAACCCTGCCTAAGCGCGCACACAGAGCATGCATGTGACGCAGGAGGCACAGCGGCGTGCACGTGTGCTGGTGCAGTGATGACCGGACTGGGATTCGATGGTTTCCCCATAACCGGGAATCCGTGTTGTAACCCAAATCTTTGCTCTGAAGGCGTGGCTCAATGTGTGGATCCTGGTGCACGAGCTCCCGATATGGACCGTGGCGCCCTAAGATTCAAAAAGTCTAAGAAAACTAAGAAAACTAAGAAAACTAAGAAAACTAAGAAAACTAAGAAGAGAACTTATAGAAAGTGGAGAGGCAGACCCATCAAACGAAGGACTTACAAGAAAAAGAAAACTAGGAAAAAGACAAAAAGAAAATCTATCTAAGAAGTTGTGATATTCATTAAATATAAGATCATAGAGAAAAAGACTAACAAGATGCCTATATATAATATAT